AACTCTGGGTTTGCCGCCTGCAACCGCGCCATGTTGTCCTCATAGAGCGGGGCTGACGAATGCCCCATGATGCCGTTTCCGTAGTCGGTGGCGGGCATATAGGACATTGGCGCTGTGCCAAGCCCCACGCTTCCCGCCATCGTGTTCGCGCCCTGCATTGCCGCCTTCTGCATTGGATTAAACGCCGCAACGTCTGGCCCCATGTACGGGACATAGCCCAATTCATTGCGGGCGTTCGCCATCCCGATGGCCTGCTTTGAAGCGCCCTCAATCCACTCAGGAACTTCGGTTTTGCTTTCGGTTTTGCTCTGAAATAGTGACGGCATTAAACTGGCCTTTCCATAGTAACTTCGATGGTGCGCCAACCGCGCCTTGTTAATCTTTTGACCCAGCCGGGTCGTCCTGTCTGCGTGACCGAAACGCAGCCCTGCGCTTTAGCCCAAACAGCCATTTGCTCTGTGATTTCTTCAAGTTCAGGGCCATCGCCCGCCGCATACAAAACATGCAGCACCTTGCCCTTGGGTATCCTGCGCAACTCTGTGACCGCCAAAGAGGCGTCACCCGGCCAAAGCTGCATCAAGCCCGCCTTTGCCGCCGCCTCTATGTCCTCAAACGTGTGTTCATTGCCCGCCCGCGCTAACGCCTTGGCGAACAAGTTAGGTAGCTGTGACATTGCCCGCGTTATCGACTGCCAGCGTCCACCACGTCCCGTCTGGGCTTTGCAGCAGTAGCTTTCCCGTCACATAGTTTGTCCGCGACTTCTTCACGTTGTCGCGGTCCTCTTTCTCAATCTGTCTGTTGCGCTCGTTTTGCGTCTGGTCGCCGCTTGGCAGTTTCATCGTCTGCCCCTCGGTTCACCTTCGATGCGCTGCACACCAACGCGCCAATCCTCACCCTCGTTGCCTTCAACGCGCATGACAATCTGTCGGCCCGTAAAACGGACGCCCATGGGGTTCTCTGGTGTGTACGATGGCGAGACTGTTTCCGGCCCATTCGGGTGCCGCTTGGTTTTAAACGTCAACTTGACGCCGCCTTGCGTGTCCTCGTCTGTGTAGACCCGCCGCGCCGTGAATGTTGTTTCGCCTGCGCCAAGCGATATTGGCCCGGTTTCGGCGTAGACAGGAAAGCCCGCAGGCACGGTGCTTTTTTCGTGGTTGTAGACAACAAGGTCAGCGCCCGTCATCACAGGATACAGGAAAACGCCACGATCCACGCCCGCAGTCCTAGACAGGGTGCCTGTCTGCCATGTCCCCTGCGCGTAGTTCAACGTGACATAGCGGTCATTCTCTGTTGCGCTGCCCGATGGGTAAAACCACCAGATTTCCGAAAATTCTGATATTTGCACCGCTGAAATATGGCTGCGGTAAAAAGAAGAAATGTCACTGAACACGTAATCACTGACTTCGCATGGCAACTCTGCCACTTGCCCGCCCTGATATGCGTAAAACCCGCCAAGCCCCATCCAATAAACCGCGTTACCCACGGCTTCGGCTGCGTTCTTGCTGATAACGCCACAAGACTGCCCAGCCTGTTCAAACTCATAAACAAGAGGTGCGCCGACAAAGCTGGCAACGTGTGCATCGTTGTCAGTCAGGATCAACGTCTGCCCCCGCAACGGGATGGCGCATTTGATTTCGCCCACGGTGTTCAGAACAAAATCGCCCGCCTCATTTGTTGCAAGGGGGGTCCATGTGTCGTAGTCCTCACGGTCGCACCACTGAACCTTGCGCGTGTCGCCGCCCGCGCCAAGCGCAAGAACAAACCGCTCTTGTGTGACTGCAATGCCCGTATTGCCCGTGGGGGCGTTGGCAACCAACACCGCCGGGGCTGCTGTGTCTAGCGCCCACTTGAATATTCGCCCGTCATCGTCCGAACAGGCAAGCAATTCCTGACCGAAGTTGGCAAGGCTCCAAATTGTTGCGGGCAATACCCTAGAGGCTGTCGTGCTGTCGCTGCCGTATGCACCCCCACCATAATTGCCGCCGCCGTAGCCGTTTGCTAGGGCTGCATTCTCAAAACCAGATGCACCCGACAGCGCAGCCGGGGTGATGTCTAGCTGCGTTCCGTTCTGGTCGTACACAAACAATTCGTTTGCCGCGCTTACCGCAAGCCACTGCCCGCCGCTGTTGGTGCGCCACGCATGAACCTTGCGCGGCTTTTCGGTCGTATTGTCAGACGAAAACGCCTGCCACCCACCCACGGGCCGCACAGTGCCCTGGTAGAAGCGCACAAGGCTGGCATCACGCCAGCGGCCCATGCTCTGCAATATTGTGCCGTTGCGGTATTGCCCCGGCGGCAGATCAATCGGGATCAACATTTTACGGCCAATAGATTTCGTTAGCGCAATCCACCGGGATTGGGTCCATCGCAAGCAGTGCGTCCCTTGCGGCCATGATGGCCCCCGATGCCCCTGCAAACTGCGCTGCTAACAGCAGAACCCGGTCGGCCTGCTCATTCAGTGTGCGGCCTTTGACTGCGGCAAGCGGTGCCAGCATTGCTGCCGTTGTAGCGCCCGCCTTGATGGCCTCGGCCTCTTTGACTTGGGTTGCCCACGTTTCGCGTTCTTCGGGCGTGTAGCCCGCCGCTAACGCCTTCAAGCGGCGTGTCATTTCAGCCTGCACGTTTTCCGCAGGGGGCGGGCCAAAGGAAGCAGCCGCGACTTTTGCGTAAGCTGCTTTCGCGCTGTCTGTGAAAGCAGCAGCCGCCGCCGCCTTTACGATGTCGGGCTGGCCTGTCATATCATCAGCGGGGTTGAGCGTGTATCTCGAATAGCCGTCATCGGTCAGCACGCGAACTTGCAGGACAGGGTATGCACGACCATCGGCCACGGTCTCGACTGTGTATGTCATTGCGGTCGTCCTTGTTAGGTGGTGTAATAAGTGCCAGCAACGCTGAACGTGCGGTCAAGCCCAGGGTCGTGGCTAGCGTATCCACTGGCTCCGCTGTTGTCGTAAACCAGAGCGATTTGATCTGTGTGGTTGTAGAATGTCGCCTTTCCCGCGCCTGTGTACGTGAAGGCGTTGAAGTTGTATAACGACAAGGCGCTGACCGAACTAGGCACTGACAAAAATGGCATTCCAGTAATCCATGCGCTGAGCGAATAGCCAGTGGTTACGACCGTCACAAAGTCGATTTGCACGGCTACAAGATTGCCAATCTTGGTGTACCTTCCTGTCGTTGTCGCCAACTGTGTCGGCTCAATAACGCCTCTAAGTGTCGCGGTGAAAGTTCCGGTTTCATACTGCGACTTGACGAATGCAGTCGTAGCGATTTGCGTTGTGTCTGTATCTGTTGCAGCCGTGGGGGCTGTCGGCACACCCGTCAGCGCGGGCGATGCGTTCAGCGCCCGCAGGCCAACAGCCTCGTCAATCAAGTCAAGGTTGGTGTTGAGTTTTGCGCCCCATGTATCATTTGACGCGCCGTCCGACGGCTTTGTCAAACTCAGGTTGGTTGTTGTTGTATCTGCCATTATGCGCCCCTCGCCGGAATGCTCATTACGCTAGACCAGCCGCTTGAATTGCTGCGGTCGTTCAGGTTCTTGACCGCCGCTGAATATAGCTGCACCCATGTGCCTGCCCGCGCATCCTCTGCCAAGAAAGGTGCGGCGTGGATAAGTGAACCATAAAGATAAACGTCAGGCGATGCGGTCAGTAACCAGTTGGTTGTGTTGTTGTCCGCCAACGCCGGGATTGCCGCATAGTATTGCAGCGTTCCGGTATAGCTGCTGTCTGGCGTTGGGTAGACTTCCACGGTCTTGCCCATGGGCGCAAAGAAGCACGGTTGCCCGTTGCTGCTGCCGCTGTACCGCTTTTCAATCATATCATCGGTGCTGCGGGCTGTAAGGCGTCTGCCGTTGCAGTCCAGGCGGATCGTCTGCAAGTGGTCTGCCGGCAGGGCGGTGAACCTGCTGTCGATGGTCAACTCTGCGCTTGTCACCATGTCGCGGCTGCGCACATCGCGGTTGATGTTGGCCTCTGCCATTGCGATGAAGTCGGGGATTGTGGCGTCAAGTGCGTCATGGTCCAGCCACGATGCG